TGTTCGTTTAGACCGTTTGAACGGATTAATATAAGTAGAGGCTGTTTTACTATATGAGTAACCCCCAGAGGGGTTACGAATACAGTTACAGATCTACTGTACAGATAGTCTATTATAATACGGGACAGGGCTATCTATAGTTAGGGACAAATGACTTTCAAGGCAGGAAAAGAGCACCATGCTGTGCTTGCTGTATCTGACGCTAAAGCCAAGGTACTAGCCTATGTGGCTACTGGAACTACGGTTCAAGCGGCTATGGCAGCAGTGGGCAAGAAGCCCGATACGGTTCGCATTTGGTTAATGCGGGATCCAATCTTTGCTAGTGATCTAGCCAAGGCAAAAGAAGATGGCGCCAAGCAATCCTTTGATGCGCTAGGGCTAAAGAAAGAATCTATCTCCTTTGCCGATTTTTCTAAGACCTTTCTAGACCAGACAGTCTTCCCCCATCATCAAGACTGGGTGGATCTGCTGGAGGGACGGGAGCCTAGTTGGCTCCATAAGAACATGAAGTATGACCCGGGTGGGGCTTCTCGAATACTCCTAAATGTACCCCCCGAACATGCCAAGTCTACTGTCATCACGATTAACTACTCAACTTACCGCATCGCCCTCGACCCTAACGTACGCATCATTGTCGTATCTAAAACCTTGGTCAAGGCACGCGAGTTCGTGTACGCAATCAAGCAACGCCTATCACATCCACGCTGGCTAAAACTACAGACCGCATACGGTCCACAGGGCGGCTGGAAAGATGATGCGGATACTTGGCGGACTGACACGGTTTACCTCGGAGGCGATGCGCGTAATTCCTCGGAGAAAGACCCTACCCTCCAAGCCCTAGGTATGGGTGGTCAGATCTATGGCGCACGTGCCGATCTAATCATTCTTGATGACGTTATAACAACTGCCAACGCCCATGAGTGGGAGAAGCAGATTGACTGGCTACAAAAAGAAGTTATTACCCGTTTGGGTAAGAATGGTAAACTGTTAGTAGTAGGGACGCGAATAGCAGCAAATGACTTCTACAGAGAACTCAGAGAACCACGGCATTGGTCCAACGGCAAGAGCCCTTTTACTTATATGGGTATGCCTGCTGTATTGGAATATGCGGAAAAGCCCGAAGACTGGGTTACGCTCTGGTCAGAGTCGGACACACCGTGGGATGGCGATACTGACACTCCTAAGGAAAACGGCTTCTACCCCAAGTGGGACGGACCGACATTATTCAAACGTAGGTCAGAAGTCGCATCCTCAACATGGGCACTCGTCTACCAACAAGAAGACATCCAAGAAGACTCCATCTTTCCTCCAGCACTTGTTCAAGGAAGTACGAACAGTGCTAGACGAATCGGTCTTTTAAAGGAAGGTAGGGCTGGCTGTCCTAACAAAGTTAACGGCTATACTATTATTGGTTTTGATCCTGCTATGGGCGGTCACGCTGCTTGGGTAGTTCTTTGTTATAACCGTGCGGATGGCAAAATATATATTCTTGACTGCATAAACATGGCAGATCCAACACCACAAAAAATTAGACAGACTATAGAAGAATTAACCATTAAGTACTCTCCACAAGAGTTCCGAGTGGAAATTAACGCCCATCAGAAAGCCTACTCACTTGACAGCGAACTACGAAACTGGCTTGCTTCTTACGGCGTACGGCTTGATGCACACCATACAAACCAAAATAAATGGGATACAGCCTATGGCGTTGCGTCAATGTCTACCCTCCTTGGGACAATTAGAGGCGAGAAGCATGATGGCAATAACCTACTTGAGTTCCCATCAAGTGAATCCTCAGAAGGAATCAAAGCCTTAATAGTTCAACTATTAACTTGGAAGCCTGATACTAGAGGTAAGACTGACTGCGTTATGGCTTTGTGGTTTGCAGTATTACGGGCTAGAGAGTTTATTCAGCAACATAGCAACCTTGCTTCTTTTGCTAGTAATCGTTGGGCTACTAGAGCGCAAACAGAAAAACGATATTCAGTTAACCTTGATGATGCGATTGCTGATCAATGGACAGATATATATGGATAGGAAGTAAATGGCATTATCAATAGATCAAGTATCTGCACGGATCGCATCGCTGCGCCAACGTGCTCGCTTGCAAACCTCACGTCAACAAGACGTTCTTGCTGTGCGTCAAGGTCGTATTGCTGAAGTCTATCCAACATTTTTCCCTGAAGGAATAGATCAAAACGTAGTTGCTAACTTTATTGATATTGTTGCACGGGATCTATCTGAAGTTATGGCTCCGCTTCCTGCCATTAACTGTTCTGCTGCTAATCAAGTTTCTGATCGTGCTCGTCAATTTGCAGATAAGCGTACTCGTATTGCTTCTAACTATTTTGCAAATTCAGATCTACAAGTACAAATGTACGCTGGTGCGGACATGTACATTACATATGGTTTCCTCCCGTTCTGCATAGAATTGGATGAAGAAGCAAAAATACCACGTATTCGTATAGAAAACCCAATGGGTGCTTTCCCAGAGTTTGATCGCTATGGACGTTGTATTGCTTTTGCTAAAGTATATAAATTAACACTAGGTGAGTTAGTGTCGCAATTCCCAGAATTTGAAATAAGCATTCTTGGAAAAGACAGATACGAACAAAACTTGAGTGCTCAAGTTGAAATGGTTCGTTATTACGATAAAGAACAATCTCTAATCTATTTACCAGAAAGAAATAATCTTGTGCTTTCACAAGCAAAGAATCCTCTTGGTAAAATGATGGTTATTGTTGCTAAGCGTCCAACTGTTGATGGTGAGATGCGTGGACAATTTGATGATGTACTAGGTATCCAACTGCTTCGTAATAGGTTTGCATTACTTGCAATGGAAGCAGCAGAGAAATCAGTACAAGCACCAATTGTTGTTCCGCAAGATGTTCAAGAAATGCAGTTTGGTGGGGACGGAATTATCCGTACTAACAATCCTGCTGGTGTACGCCGTGTAGAATTAAGTATTCCTCAAGGTGCATTTACCGAACAACAAATTCTTAATCAAGAATTGCGTGTAGGTACACGGTACCCTGAAGCACGAACTGGTAATACTGATGCTTCAGTTATTACTGGTCAAGGTGTTCAAGCACTTATGGGTGGCTTTGATACGCAGATTAAATCTGCTCAGGCTATCTTTGCTTCTACCTTTAAACAAATTATTTCTCTTTGTTTTGAAGTTGATGAGATGTTCTTTAATGAACAAAAAACAATTCGTGGCGTAGATGCTGGTTCTCCATTTAGTGTTGACTACTTACCAAGCAAAGATATTAAGGGCGACTACTCAGCAGATGTTCGTTATGGCATGCTTGCTGGTCTTAATCCTGCACAAGGTCTTATTTTTATGCTGCAGGCTCTTGGTGGTAAATTAATTTCTAAAGACTTGGCTATGCGTGAACTACCATTTGGAGTTAACGTAACACAAGAACAAGAAAAAATAGAAGTTGAAGAAATGCGTAATGGACTTGTTGGTGCATTACAAGCATATTCACAAGCAATACCACAGATGGCTGCTTCGGGACAAGATCCAACTCAGGTTATACAAAGAATTGCTGATGTAATTAAAGCAAGGCAAAAAGGCAAAGCAATCGAAGATGTGATCGAGGAAGTCTTTGCACCACAAGTTCCTCCTGCTGGGCTGGCACAGCCGGTTGAGCCGTCGTCCCCCGCTCCCGGTGAACCTCCAGCAGGAGGTCCAACCCCACAAGCAGGTCCACTTCAAGGTGGAGCACCACCAGATATGCAAACTTTACTATCTAGTCTTTCGTCTTCTGGTGTTGGCACAGCAAGTGCAAGAACTAATTTAACTAGGAGATAAAATGAGTGGGGACACATTTAAGCAACAACTAGATAAAGCAGTAGAACTACTTGCTAAAGAAGATCCCGATGGTGGAAACCAGATCTGTACTAACTGGATTCTTATTACCGAATGGGCAGATTTTGAAGGTACAAGATATTTACAAACTAAAGTAAGTGATGCTATGACACCATGGCTTGCTTACGGAATGATTAATTCTGCAGAAGAATATAATTATGATTTTGATAAACAAGAAGAAGAAGAAGAATTTGATGGAGAGGATGACGAATGAGTATGAGTTCAATGGGCGGATATCGTCAACCAGAAAACCCAGCACCAGCATCAGGTCCGGGTGCGCTATCACAACGTACTGATGGCGGAGCAACCGAAGGCATGAGCCAACCTGAACAAAGTTATACTGGATTTGCATATGGAAAAAACAAAGCAGTTAATGATCAGCAAGGTGGAGCACCTTTAGCAGGTTCTCCAATCCAACCACCAGTAGCATTATCTGTACCAACTGAATTTCCAAACGAACCTGACTCATATGGTGCAAATTGGGGTGAAGGTCCCGGAGTAGACACCTCTATGATTTCTATGGTTCAACCAGAAAATCCAATTAATACAATTTATCGAATGATGCAATTTGATCAGACTGGACAGTATCAGGCTATTTACAATAGAATGAATATGGAATAATGCCACTTAATCCACCTGATCGCACTCTTATGAATGCTAACCCAAAGATGTATGCGGCTACCCTTGCTGGCAGCCCTACTCCTGAAGAACAAAGAATTACTGATAACCTTCAGCATCTGTTAGCAAAAGACCAATCATTTGCAAGAATGTCTGATTTAGGAAAAGCAAAAAATCAGTTTGCTAAACTTGATGTAGATATTCAAAAGGGATTAATGTTTCTTAATCCTAATGCAGAGTACCAACAAAAACCTAAAACTGTTGGTGATGTTTTTAGAGAAGCCGTTATAGAAACAGTAAAGTCACCTTTTAGAACTGTTGTTAAGGCTGCTGACCTTTACGGCAAAGCAACAAAATTACAATACAAAATGGCACGTGGTTTTTTAGATACAGGTAAAACTGACAAACAAGCATTTACTGATATATTAAATAAACAAACATGGATAGATGGATTTGAAGGACATAACCAATGGGATCAAGTAGCCTCTAAACGGTTACAAGAAAAACATGGTACGGCTATGTCTGTTCTTGCAAAAGGATTAATTGACGGAAAAACTCCGGGAACTATTCTTCGTGAATATGGTCCTTTAGATTCTGAAATGGCAAATGCTATTAAAGAGTTTGCTGACCAATCTCCTAAATATAAAAATGCTTTTGCAGAATATCAGGCTTATCAAATTAACCCCGGTAATGATTTTACTAACTGGGCAAACCGTAATCATCCACCTAAAGATGGTGGCGTGTGGGGTGGCGTAATACCTTTGTTACTAGGTGCTGCTACATTTGGTGGCGGCGAAGTTACAATAAGCAAAGATAAACAAAAATGGTTAGTAGCAAATCCTAATCCACTTAGTACGGAAAGTTATGTTTCTCCTTCTGGTGGTATTAATGCTGCTTATACTATAGCCGTTGATCCAATGACATGGCTTACTGGTGGTTCATCTAAAGCAATTCTTAAAGCAGAAAAACTTGCTGAAGATTTTACAAACGCTGCTAAATCTGGTGTATTGCCTAAACAAAGAGTTGCAGATTTATTTGCTATTCCTGAAGTTAGTGCTTACCATGAAAAATTAGCACCTGTTATTAATGAATTACGTAGAGGATTTGCTGAAAAAGATGTTGCAATTGTAGCAGCAGCCAAACAAAAAATTAAAACAAATTTTAGTCGTTATGATAATGCTCAAGTACAAGATGAATTAGTTAGAGCAAGAGTGCTTGATGATAATGAAAAACTAGTACCTGTTACTGATTTAAATACAATGCAAAAATTTTTTGAAATGGGTGAACACACTAACTACCTTATTAGTGGTCGTACAGATAATTTAATGTATTATACCGAACACCATGTTGCACTTGAAACAAGAACTCGTAAAATGACTGACGGTTTTCGTGCAGCAATGGATCAAGTAATGTTTGGTTATGAACCACGTGCGAGAGATGTTATTAAACCTATTCCACAAAAAGCACTCAAGAAGTTTGCTGACTTTGAAAAATATCTTGATGAACTACCCGGCATTTCAATGGTTGCTAAAGATGACAAAGTTCTTAAATATCTTGGTGTAAACCAACGTAATTTTTTAAAAGCAGCAAAAGCCAGTTTTGGCATCATGCCAAAAAATGTGCAAATCTTTACTGCAGATGAACTAGTATTAAAATCAATTGATGACTTTAGAAACTACACTCGCTTAATTGTTGGTGACAAAACACAAGCAAATCTTTTGGCTGCTCGCTATTTAATGCTTGATGCAGATGATAGATTTAATATGCTGTATAGTTTAGATAAATTATACCATGCAAAAATTGGTTTGCTTTCAGTACCAGAAGGTGTAAACAAATCTAGGGCTATCTTAGAAGCAAAGTATGCACCTGTTAAAGGCATGGGTCCTGTTACAGATATTGTTACCCCTGCGCATTTAGCAAGTCATGCAGAAATTGCCATTCCTGCTGGAATGAGCCAGATTCTTCATGCTACTAAAGGCGTTTCTATGCCTGATTTTAATGATCTTGTAAATGTGGTGCATAATACTGATGGTGTTAACAACAGACTTAGCAATTATCTTGGGTTAAATGGTTCAATCCATGAAGCAATAATGTCCGGTTGGTCATTACTTTTGCTTTATCCTAAAATTGCAGTTAAAGGTGCAGTAGATGAAGCCACTGTTGGCTTTATGGTTCAACATCCTCGTTCTATCTATGACTTTTTTAATGGCAAAGGTCGCCAAATGTCCCGCACTGTTGCTGGATACACTGGTAGTAACAAGTCAATGGGACCAGTAAAAAGCAAAATGCTTAGTTGGGCTGGCAAAAACCCTACTGAATACGTTTCAGCCGCAACACGCAAGCAAATGGGTGAATTAATAGAGCAAGATGTTAGTTACACATTACCTAATGGTAAATTAATATCTAGAACTGAACTTGTTTCACCTGAAGAATACTTTGGTAAATCAGTTGAAGAACGTGTTGCAAATATTAACATTGCAAAGTATGCTGGAAAACTTACTGAAGAAGAAAAAACATATTTAGGCACACATTTAATTAATAATTCACATGCTCTTGATGGCATGGTACGTTCTACTGTAGCAGCAGCACTAGGTAATACTGTGGTTGATGGCACTCTTGCTGCTCAAATTGTTGGTAAGAGTAAATTAACAGAAGCAGCAGAAGAGTGGGGAAGAAAAAGCCTAGGCAAGTTTATAACTGACGAGCAAAACCTTCTTCTTAATTCTAGTCGTACTCAAATACATTATGATTCTTTCTACAAATATTTTGGTAAAAATATCTGGACTGCTCCTACTGGAACAGTTGTAGATTTTGGTGATATCTTTATTAAACATAATGCTTTACGCACAACCAAAGATGGCGAAGCCTATGTTGCTGAAGTTTTAACTAAATTAGGGTTAACTAAAAATAGAGATGGTGCATGGCAAGCCTTTAGCCCCGGAGATAAAGCAACAGTTAAAAGTTTTATTGGTGAATACAGACAAGCAGTTGAGTTGCGTGACTCTGGCAAAAATGCTGGAGAAATAGCCGAAGGTATTGTCCGTAAAAGCATGGCAGAACTTTATACTATTTTTCATGGCGATCACCTTGGCTTCAATGAGAAGTTACTTGATGGTTTAAAAAAGAGAGCACAACTTGCAGAAGAAAAAATTGCTGCAAGAAATGATTTCCGTGCATCTGATTCTTACCTTAGAGAATATGCCGGAGCACCTGAACTTAAACAAAGTGCAAAACAATTAAAAGAACGTGCAAAGTATGAAGAAGCAGTAAGAAGTAATTCTTACCATGTGCGTAATACCCCATATGCTGATTTTGAAATACTTGCAAAAGATCATCCTATTAAGGGACAACTTAAAAGTGACTTGGACTTTCCTGAATTAGTAACAAGTGCCGAAAGTTGGTACTCTAAAATAAGAAGAGTTGCTTGGGATCAAATGGACCGGCAATTAACCGACCTCTATAGGTCTGATGCATTTATGATAAAGTTAATAGAACAACGCAAAAGAATGGCAGCAGACGAAAAACAACACGTTGATGATTTAATGGGTCAAGGTATGAGTTATGATGCTGCTAAAGTACAGGCTGATCTTACTTTTGATAACAAAGCAACAGAAAATGCTGCTGATGAGTTAATGAAGTATGCAGATAATCCTGATGTACGTACTCAGTTAGCATGGAACTTGCGTACTATTGGACGTTTCTATAGAGCAACAGAAGACTACACTCGCCGTCTAACTCGTTATTTAGTAGCACACCCAGATAAAGTATTCTACCGTACTTCTCAAGTTAACCAAGGTATGAATGGTTCTGGTATGGTTTATACAGATAACAATAACACTTCATATGTTTTAATTCCTAATGATGGTATTATCTGGCGATTGGCAGCACCTGTATTTGCTTCTCTTATGAATCCGGGATATGCTGTTTGGCAGGCAGGACATGGTAACTGGGATTTCTTTAAGCAACCAGCATGGAATCAAGCAACATTAAAGATTTCTTTACTAAACCCTTCTTATACCGAAGGTTCTGGTATGCCTACACTAACTGGTTCTACTATGGCAATGCCAGTACTTGCTGCAAAACAAATACTTAACTTAGCAGGCAGGGATCTTAACAAACCTGAGTTAGTTAAACTTGGAGAGAACTTAGACAACTGGTTGCTTGGAGAACAAAGTGACAATACTTCTTGGGCAAGAGCACTCTTTCCACCTGTATTAAATAATTTATGGAACTTGCATCAAACAGATCATAAGACTGGTATTGAAGCAACTACTCTTTATCAAGCAGCGGCTTACTTGCAGTCTAATCCAGCAACAGCATTAAAGCAAGAAGATTCTCAAAACAGAGAAAAACTTAACGATTACTATGATCGTTTACGTTTAGCAGCACACAATATAGTTGCTATAAAAATGATATTTAATACTATATCTCCTGCACCTATTGGTAGCACTGAGCCAAACATACCACCTGAATTACGCAGGGCTGGCATAGTTGGATTAAGTCAAGAGTTTAGTGACATACTTAGGGCTGTAATAGATGTTAACTCTCAGTATGGATATAACCTTGAAGACCCTATAGGCACTGCAGTCCAGATGTTTATTGGTAGCAATCCTGACAAACTTATTTGGACAGTTGGAAAGAATACTCAGGCTGCAAAACAAGTAGTTAACTATACTAAAGAAACAAAAAACTGGGCTATAGCAAATAACAAAATGCTTACTGACTATGCTGAAACTGGTGTTGGTTGGGTATTTGCACCTAATGTTGGCAAGTATGATCCTGCCGTAGCAAACTTTCTTGCAGCATCTGACCTTGTAACTGGTAAAGATAATCCTTTTGAAATGAATGGTGCTGGATTAAAGAGATACTTGCAAGAGATTTCTGTTGTTAAGGCTCGTCAAGATTTCTACAATGTTGACAGAGAAGTACAGCAGTTATTAACTGATCCTAATAACCTTGAACGTAATAGAGCAGACTATCGTGCTGAACTATTAGCAAGGGCTAGGGTAGCAAAAGATGCTATTAAAATAGCAAATCCTTTATTTAAGGAAACACAGGGTACTGAAAATGTTACACCAAGAGATCAGATGTATAGAAGATATAATGAGTTTTCACAATTAGTACAGAGTAAAGAGTATGCATCTCTATTACCTGAAGGTCCAAAACGTAAGTTTATAGATCAAATACTTCCTCTTGCTAATAGAGTTATTGATGTATTAGAAGATCCTAATATCCGTTCTCAGTTTAACGGACAGCAATTAGTAGATGATGAATTAAAGACTGGATTGAATAACCTAAAGAAATACTCTGCAGGAAATCCTATTTTAACTCAAGCCTTTGAAACAATTATTAAACCTTTGATAAACGACATTTATGTAACTCCAACTAGAGTGATGGGTAAATAAACTGTGGCACCTAAAGATCCCTATGCACCTGCCAAAGCAGCAGAGCAAAAATTAAAAGCAAATGCTATGGTAACTCCACAACCCACTCCAACACGTGATACAAAGATTGAACCTAAACCTGCTGGCAAAGTTAAATCATCTTTGAAGGAAATTCCAGTAGGTGTTTCAAGTGATTATAAAAAGTTTATTGATGGCAGTATTGTTCTTAACTCTGGTAGTTCAACTGGTGGAGTTCAGAGTGCTCCTTACGTTTCTGCAGCAACTGATGCTGGTAATCAACCTAAAGCATGGGCTATTTTAGCATCACCAGATGGCTCGGGTTACATGACTCAAAGCCTTGATGCAGCAGTACAAGAATATATGGGAAGAATCCCACGTGATGCAGATAGTATTGCTTATTACAAGAAGCAATTGCAATCATATTATCCAACTGCTAAGGGTTTCCAAAGGTCAATGTCTGCTGGACCTATAACAGATAAAGATGTTGATTTTCAAGGTGCAATTAAAAATGCTTTAAGCCAGATTTCTGTTGATAACTTTAATACAGGTGCAGTAAACGCTAACTCTGAAACCCCAACTGCTTTGTATAGTTTTGATAGTTGGGTAAATACACGTGTTCCTATGCCAAGCAGAACTACTGATAGTTCTAGAAGTAGTGGATTAACTACTAAGGAAGATGCAATTGCCGAGTTCCGCCGTACTGTTCAACAGTATGTTGGCGATCCTAAATTAGTAGATAAAGTAGATGCTCTTGCTGAAGCCTATTGGGATAAACTTCATAATGCAGAATTAAAACGCACAAGTTATTCTACTTCTACTAGAGATCCAATAACAGGTAATACTGTTAGTGGAGGTGTTAGTTACGCTCAATTAACAGAACAAGATCGTATTGAAATGCGCCTTGGACTTATCAATAAAGGCGACAAGGCTGCTAAGAGTGCTGGCATTACTAGGGCAACACAGGAGCAACTTCAAGATGCAGGTGGTTTAATTGGTAATGTATATACTACATTAAATGAACATGCTGCAGATATGGGTATTCAATTAACACATATAGATTTGCTTAAAAAAACAAATGAAGTTTTAAAGCCGGGTGGTGGAACTCCGGGTGTTAGTGCAGAGGCATTAAATACTGGTGTTCAACAAGCAAAAAATAGTATTACACAAGCAGCAAAAATACACTTTAAAAATCTTGCACCTTACATTGATAACGGCTTAAAGGTTAGCGATATCAGTTCTAACTTTCAACGCATAAAAGAAAAAGAATTAGAACTAGGTAATAACACTGTAGATATTTATGATACAGATGTACAGAATGCTATACGTGATGAGAAAGGGATTATGTCCCCTAATGATTTCACATTAAATGTACGCAAGAATCCTAACTGGAGATTTACTGCAGCAGCAAATGAAGGCGCTTCTTCTTTTATTAATACAATCCTTAAAACTTGGGGGAAGATCTAATGGCAGTTAAACGAAAGGTAGATCCTTTAAATTATTTAGGTATTCCTAATTTTAAACCGGGTCAAACACCTAACTTTAAACCCGATCAAATGCAGTCAACACCTCGCCCATCAGATACTGCTCAAAACTGGTCAGAAAATATGGACTCACAAACACCTAGCCAGATGATGAATCCTGTACCAACAGGTTTAGATCAGTATGGAAATACTCTGTTTGGTTCAGATACTGCAGAATCCGGCACACCTTATAGCCCAACAACTACATCTACGGAAAAACCTAAAGCAAAAACAAAAGAAGAGTATGATGTTGAACAAGCAAAAATAGCACAAGACATAAAAGATTTAAATACAAAGCGGGATGCTTTTGCAAGAATAACTGCAATCTTTACTGATAATAATTTTGCACCTGATGAAATTGCTGAATTAGAAAAGTTTGTAGCAAATAGTATTATGGATCCTAAGATGGGTCCAGAGCAAGCAATGCTTGCTATGCGTGAATTACCTGCTTATCAAAAAAGATTTGCTGGTAATAAACAACGTACTACTAAAGGACTTAACGCTTTAAGCGAAGATGCTTATCTAGCACAAGAAGATGCTTTTACTCAGTACCTTGCTGCTGCAGGACAGGCTAGTATGGGAACTAGAGAGCGATATGCAACTCTTATTGGTAATGCTGTAGCACCTGCTGAGGTAGGTAGACGTGTAAATCTTGCAATAGATAATGTTAAAAATGCAGATCCTCTAATGATGCAACAAATAAAACTTTATTATCCACAAATTACTGATGATAAATTAGTATCTTACTTTTTAGATCCTACTCAATCTCTTGCTGAATTAAACAAGCAAGTAAAAACTACACAGTTAGGTGTTGCAGCATTAGGACTTGGTAAAGGATATGACTCAAGCCTTACACGTGCCGCTGCTTTATACGCACAAGTTGGTGATGTAGGTGCTGCTACTGCTAAAGAAACTTACCAAACAATTGGTGAAGCATTAAAACCTACTGAGAACTTAAGTAACATTTATAAAGAAACTAATATAACATATGGGCAAACTGAAGCCGAAGCAGAGTTCTTTAATAAAAATCTTAAAGCGCAAGAAGATCGTAAGCGATTAAAATCATTACAACGTGCTTCATTTCAAGCAGATCCGGGTATGGGTAAAGGCGCTTTATCTTCACCTATATCAATATAGAATCCTAATGGACCGACCAGCCCCATTAGCGTATAAGACTGGTAGTAAGAGCCAGACCAATTCCCCGATTGGAACCTGTGGCTTGCGAACTAACGAATAGAAAGGGTGGGTTGCTATGAGCAACAACTACTGGGATGATGACGAAGACGACCAAGATACCGACAATGAGGCGCAGATGGATGGAAGTGACTTATTAAAAAAGTTACGGAAAGCCAAGCGTTCTGATGAGAAGCGTATCAAGGAACTCACTGAGCAACTTGAGAATCTATCCAAGTCGCAGCGTGAGCGTGTAGTCAAAGAGGTCCTAGAAAAGAAGGGCGTCAATCCAAAAGCACAGCGTTTAATCCTTAAAGATCTAGAAGACATTAGTGAAGAGTCAGTTAATAACTGGCTTGAAGATAATGGCGATCTATTTGGATTAACATCGTCTGAGGCTTCAGAAGAGAAACAACTTAACATTGCAGCCTTACGGCAGCAAGATGCTGTTACTCAAATAGGTTCGACCCCTGAACGTGCCGATGATTTAGAATCAAAGATTTCTAATGCACAATCTGCAGATGAGATCCTTAATATTCTTAGGGCACAATAATACTTAATCCATAGTAATACCAATCACCTTGGAGGTGACGAACAATGGCTAATGCATTTACAAGCACAGGCTCCGCCACACTTGGCGGCACATCTGGCAGTGCAGGTCTTGTCCAGAAAGCGTATGATCGCTTATTGGAGTTTGCTCTCCGCTCTGAACCCCTAATTCGTTCAGTCGCAGATAAAACACCTGCCCGTCAATCAATCCCCGGTTCAACAGTTGTTCTACAACGCTATGTTGACTTGGCTGCAAACACTACCGCTCTCTCAGAAACAACTGATCCAGATGCAGTAGCACTATCTACACCAACTCCGATTTCTATCACTCTTGCTGAGTACGGAAACTCTGTATTGGTAACTCGCGCATTGGAACTCTTCAGCCTTGCTGATGTTGATCCAGCAGTCGCAAACATTATCGCTTTCAACCTAGCAGATTCTATTGATGCTGTAGCAATGGAAACATTGCGTGGCGGAACCTACAAACTATTTGGTGGTTCAGCAACATCAACAGCAACAGTTGCTGCTTCTTCAACACTTGACTCAGCAGACATCCGTAAGGCTGTTGCTAAGTTACGTTCCAATAAGGCTATTGGACGCAAGGGTTCACTATACTGGGCTGGAATCCACCCAGAAGTATCACACGACCTACGTGCCGAGTCCTCTTCAGGACAAGGCTGGTTGCTACCTAACCAATACGGTTCTTCACAGGATCGCATTTGGGCAGGAGAAATCGGTAACTACGAAGGTGCATACTATGTTGAATCAGCACGTATGTACAACTCAAAGTCAGGTGCCGATCAAACAGCACTAGCAACTGCATCTGCAGTTAGCGGTGCTTCAGGTGCGTTTACAATCGTAGCAGCCAACGCTGCTTTCGGTGGACGTGCTGAAGTTGGAGATAAGATCTCTGGTACTAACGTAGGTTCTTCTGCAAAGATCACTGCTATCTCTGTTGGTGAAACTAACACTACATTCACTGTAGATGTTGCTAACTCAGGTACCGTTGGAACTAATACTCTAACTGTAACCCCAGTAACACGTGTATACAACACAATTGTATGCGGACAGCAAGCAATGGCGCAAGCCGTAGCCGAAGAGCCACACGTAGTTATCGGACCAGTAGTTGACAAGTTGATGCGTCACCGCCCAATGGGTTGGTATGGCGTTCTTGGCTTTGCTCGCTACCGTGAAGAAGCACTGTATCGAATCGAAACCGGTTCATCAATCGGCGCTCTTTAGTAGTAACGGGGGGTGGGGCTTAACGCCCTGCCCCCTCTTTAAATGGAGGACAACATGGCAACATATGTTTTTGAAACACCAATAGTTAGAGAAGGACCTTCGGGTGGACACCGTTTATTTGAATTTTATAAATTAAATGTTGGCATTAGTATTGTTAAAGATAATGGGACATACAGACAAGTTCGATATTTAACAGATGAAGATTTAAGAAGTTATCAAGAAGTTTACCTAGGTGGTAATAAACATGTAGTTGATGAGGCTACTAGAGCAGCATTGATTGCTGGCGATGTTGATGTTACTGCAGATAATTTTACAGAACAATGAGTTTACATCAGAAAGATCATCCAGTATTTATAGAAGGATGTTTCGGATGCAAGATTTCTACTTTGGCAATAGGCAAGGGAGATGCTAGTAGTGATGCCGCAATGCCAAAGCGTAAGTGGGAAGGCGAGTTACAAAGATATAGAGATGCACGCAAGCAAGGTATTCAGCCAGCAGGAACTACTATGAATAAAATAATTGCTGCAGAAAAAGCATCAGAGAATTTGGGTAGGGCTTACAATGCTGAGAAGGACCCAAATGCAAAACATATAAATAAAAAAACCGCAACCGTCATGAACCAACTAGGAGTATAACATGCCACAAGTAGGAAAAAAGAAGTTTCCATATACCGCTAAAGGTAAGGCTGCTGCCAAGAAGGCTGCTTACAAAGCAGGAGAAAAAATGGAATCAAAGTCAATGAAGGCTAAAGAAACCAAAATGGGTATGAGCATGAAGAAGATGGGCAAGAAGAAATAATGTCAGATCGCAAATCAGCAACTGATCGTTCTAAAATGAATCCTGTTTACAAACCTGTTGGCTATTTTGGCAACGTTGTAAAAGAAGGAAAAGAATTTGCCAGAGCGATAGTAAATACTCAAACTGCTGGCAACAAAGAAAAGTCACCAACAAAAGAAACAAAAATGCAGTCTAAAAGTTGGAAAGAATACGATAGTGCTTTTGGTCAACTTGGTGGAGCAATTCTACAAGGAAGACGTTACAAAGACTAATGACTCAAGCATGGACACGTAAAGAAGGTAAGAATCCTAAAGGTGGGTTAAACGCTAAGGGACGTGCATCTTATACTAAGGGCACTCTAAAGCCTCCAGTTAAATCTGGTGATAACCCACGCAGGGCTTCATTCTTAGCCCGTATGGGCGGAATGCCGGGTCCTGAGCGCAAACCTAACGGTGATCCAACACGATTGTTGTTATCACTACAAGCATGGGGTGCTAGTTCAAAAGCAGATGCTAAGAAAAAGGCTGCTGCTATATCGAAAAGGAATAAAAGTAAGTAATGCCAAAGCCAAAATCTAAAGTTAATGCTGCTGGTAATTATACCAAACCTACTATGCGTGCAACTTTATTTAAAAAGATCAAGGCTGGCTCTAAAGGTGGAGATCCCGGAGAGTGGTCTGCTCGTAAAGCACAACTACTTGCTGTTGAATATAAGAAAAAAGGTGGAGGTTACAAGTAATGGCACTTGCTAAACCTCAGAAATCTTTAAAGGATTGGACTGCACAGAAGTGGAAAACTTCTGATGGCAAACCATCTAAAGGCAAGAAAAGATATTTACCAGAAGCAGCATGGGCATCTTTAACTCCTGCTGAAAAGGCTGCAACCAATAAGGCTAAAGCAGCAGGAAATGCTAAAGGCAAACAGTTTGTTAAACAACCTAAAGCAGTAGCCAAAAAAACATCTAAGTATAGATAAGGTAACATTAAATGACAGCAACTTTATTAGATATGATCAATGAAGTATCTATGAATCTATCTGGCTATACACTTATACAAGATCGTGCTACTTACATTACAAGTGATGTTGCCAATACTGCTTCTACTATTGCAGCACCTATCGTATTGAGTCTTGCATCTAGCGATAACCTAGGTAAAGGTGTTGTTGAAATTAATGAAGAATTATTCTGGGTAGATAACTATGACCGACTTGGTAATACTGCAACTATCTCGCCTTATGGTAGAGGATATCTAGGTACTACCCGTGCTGCTCATACAGCCGGTGACAAAGTAACTATATCGCCAATCTTCCCACGCTTTGCTATCAAGCGAGCAATTAATGACACTATTAGCGCAATTGGTTCATCCATCTTTGCTGCTGACACAACTACAATTACATACAGCACAGCCGTTTCTGCTTACAGACTACCTGCTACTGGTGATAGTTTAGATATTCGTAATATTCTTTCTGTTGCTTATCAATCTATAGGTCCTAGTAAAGAATGGATTCCTATTAGAAACTGGCGTTTTGATGGTAACGCTAACTCTACTGCATTTACAAGTGAACAAACTATTTCCATCTATGATGGTATCACTTCGGGACGCACTATCCAAATTGTATATTCTACAGATCCAGTTCCGTTTAGTGCTAATACAGATGTTTTTACAACTAAAACAAAACTACCACTTTCTTGCAAAGACTTGGTTGTTCTTGGGGCTACCTATCGTTTGTTGTCTAATCTTGATCCTGCACGTGCATCAATGATTAGTCCACAAGCAGATGAAACAGATGCTAAACGTCCATACGGTTCATCACAATCAATTACTAGACAAGTTTACACCCTATTTGCTCAACGCTTAAATGAAGAAATAAAAAATCAACAAGATAGATATCCTATCCGTATCCACTACTCCGTTTGATAGGCAGATAAATGACAGTTAGAAAATATTCCTCCCGCGCACAGCAGACTACATTAGCCAGCAGCATGACTTCTAGTGATAGCACTATGACTGTAGTGTCAGGTTCCAATGTAATGGGTAATAAAACACCTTCAGGAACAGAAACATACACAGTTGTAATTGATCCAGATACAGCCCTTGAAGAAATTGTAGATGTAATTACTTACACATCTGGCAATGTTCTTACTATTACTAATGGTAGAGGTCGAGATGGTTCAACTGCTGTAGCCCACTCTGCCGGTGCAATTGTTCGACATATGGTTATTGGTCGTGATTTACAAGAGGCTAATGACCACGTTAACGGTACCCTTGCTCAACACGGAGCAACAACATCTGCAGAACTTCGTGGAGTTATATCAGATGAAACAGGAACTGGCTCTTTAGTATTTGCTACTAGCCCAACCTTAGTAACACCTATTCTTGGAACTCCTACATCTGGAACATTAACTAATACAACTGGATTACCTATTTCTACTGGTCTATCTGGTTTAGGTACAGGCGTAGCCACATTCCTTGCTACTCCATCTAGTGCTAACCTTGCTGCTGCTCTTACAGATGAAACTGGTTCAGGTGCTGTCGTACTTGGTACTAGCCCAACTATTGCATCTCCTACCATCACTGGCACTGGTGCTATTGCTGGTACATTTACTGGTAACATTACTGGTAACGTAACTGGCAATGTGACTGGTTCTTCTGGTTCTACTACTGGTAATGCTGCTACTGCAACTCTTGCTGCTGCCGCTACAGCCCTTGCTACAGGGCGTACAATAGCCCTTACAGGAGATGTGACAGGAACCTCTGGTTCATTTGACGGTACTGGCAATGCTAGTATTACTGCTGCTATTGCAGCCAACAGTATTGTTGATGCAGATATTAATGCCAGTGCTGCTATTGACTGGACTAAGATTGCTCCATCAGCAACAGTATCAACAACTGAACTTGGATACTTAGATGGTGTTACCTCTGCTATTCAAACTCAATTAGATGCTAAGTTGGCAACTGCTACAGCAGCAACTACCTATGCTCCACTAGCAAGTCCTGCACTAACTGGTGTGCCTACAGCACCTACTGCTGCAGCCGATACTAATACTACTCAGATTGCTACAACTGCTTATGTGCAGGGAGAGTTAACTCAGTTAATCAACAGTGCTCCCGGTACTCTTGACACCCTTAAAGAGTTGGCAGATGCATTAGGTAATGATACTGCCTTCTCAACAACAGTAACTAACTCTATTGCAACTAAGTTACCTCTGGCTGGTGGCACTATGTCTGGTGCTATTGCTATGGGTACTAACAAAATTACTGGTCTTGGCGACCCAACATCAGCACAAGATGCAGCAACTAAAAATTACATTGATACAGCAGTAATTGCACCGGGCAACTTAACTGGTCCTATTACATCTGTAGGTGCAGCAACCTCTGTTGCAGCCCAGACTGGCACTGGTTCTACCTTTGTGATGAACACATCACCTACCTTAGTAACTCCTGTACTTGGTGTAGCAACTGCTACATCTATAAATGGAACTACAATTCCATCATCTAAAACTTTGGTTGCTACAGATTCAACTGCCTTTGTAGTACCAAGCCAGACAAGCAACTCAGGCAAGTACCTAACCACAGATGGAACTACTTCATCTTGGGGTGTGGTAGATGCTCTACCTTCACAGACTGGCAACTCAGGCAAATATCTAACAACCAATGGTACAGCCGCTTCTTGGGCAGCCATAGTAACCGACCCGACACCATCCATCTTTATGCTAATGGGAGCGTAACATATGTCAAAGAAAATCCTCGGACAATCCAATCCGTCAGCCACTACAGTAACAACTCTTTACACAGTTGCTGCTTCTAAAGAGGCAGTCATCTCAACTATCTCTGTGGCTAACACAACAGCAACAGCAGCAACCTTTAGGTTGATTCTGCAACCATCTGCTGATGTAAGTGCAACTATCCTTACCAAGCAGTACCTAGCATACGATATTACTGTTGGTGCTTCTGATAGCACTGTCATTACCATAGGTCTTACTATGGCAACAGGAGATGTTATTAAAGTTTATGCTTCTACAGCAACCCTTGCTTTCCAAGCCTTCGGAGATGAGGCTACAGCGTAATGGCTATCTCAAGTCTTAAGACTGGAGTTATCTCACCTAACAGTTTACTTGCTGGTAATACTGCTTACATTCCACCTTTTTTAATTGATTATTTAATTGTTGCTGGTGGAGGTGGTGCAGCAAATCCTTCGGGTGGAGCCGGTGCAGGCGGTATGAAATCTGATACAGGTTTACTAGTGACGAGAGGCACAGCAATAACTGTTACTGTTGGTGTTGGTGGAGCAGGAACAACCGGCGCGGCGGCTACAAAAGGCGGCGATTCATCAATTTCCGGCGGAGTGACAACTACAACTTGCGAAGGCGGCGGCTTAGGAACTTACAATACCGGCGCGGCAGGTAGCGGTGGTTCTGGTGCCGGGCGATTTAGTAGTTATGCCGGTTATACAAAAGGATTGGGCACATCAGGACAAGGTAACGACGGCGGCGACCCGGGCGGTGGAGATGGTGCTAGTTTTACATCAGGAGCCGGTGGCGGCGGTAAAGGTGCAGTAGGCGGCGCGGCGACGGGAACCAGTGGAAAAAATGGTGGAGCCGGTGGAGCCGGTTCGAATAATGATTATCGTACGGGTTCAAATGTTACTTATGCCGGCGGCGGTGGTGGTGCTACGCAAGATACCCTAGGTAGTCCGCTTGGAGTAGGTGGCGCGGGTGGTTCAGGCGGTGGCGGCGGGGGCTCAAATCCGGGTGGAACTATTGCCTCACCCGGAACAAAAAATGGCGTGGCAAACACAGGCGGCGGCGCGGGTGGTTCAGGAACCGGAACAGGCGGCACAGGTGGTTCAGGAATTGTTGTGTTCCGTTATTTAAGTACCTCCCCTGACGCAGTTTCTATGACAGGTGGAACAAAAACTACACAGGGAAGTTATACCGTTTATTCATTCCTAGGTGATGGGAGCATTACTTTCTAATGGCATATTTTGCGCGTATTGAAAATGGGATAGTGCAAGCGGTTCACCTAGTCGATAACGCTTGGTTAGATTTAAATGATGAAGAAAAAAGCGGTAGTGATTATCTAAATGCACTTTACAATATAAATGCTCAATGGGTTCAAACATCTTACAATGCTGAAACTAATGGCTTTAGATTTAATTACGCAGGTATCGGATATCACTGGGACGGTACAGGATTCTATGCACCACAGCCATATTCATCTTGGACATTAGATGAGGCGTACCAATGGCAACCTCCAGTTGCTCGTCCAGTAGATGGCAAATTATACACTTGGTCAGAAGATATTCTAAATTGGATTGAGGTGGACCTTGGCAGTTAGAAGTTTAAAGACTGGAACATTCAGCAGGAGTATGCTGGTTGGTAACACAGCCTATAATCCAGTTACTTCTATTGCTAACCTCAAAGCATGGTATGACGCTAGCGACACAGCGACCATTACTGCCAGCGGTTCGGCGGTTACACAATGGAACGATAAAAGCGGCAACGGTTACAATGTAACTCAGGGAACGGCAGCACAAAGACCCGTTACTGGAACCCGTACCCAAAACGGATTAAATATGATTGACTTTCAAACCAATGATGTGCTACTTGCCTCGACCGCTTCTAACTGGACTTTTATGTCTAATGCGACCGGTTGCACAGTATTTGTCGCAGCCTTTTACGATACCGATAATGTATATCGTTGGATTCTTAGCACCGGCAACGCTACAACCGTCAGCATAGGCGCGGAAATTGCGTGTAGTGATGCAGATGGATTGCTTGGAAATGTTACTAACGGCAACACTGGTCTTTCTACATCATACGGAAATCCAGTCAAAGCCGGTTTAACCGATAACACCGCTAAATATTTTTCTTTAATTATGGATAACTCAAACGCAACCGCCGCTAATAGATTAATCGGTAGAATTAACGGTGGTGCAATAGGAAATCCAAACACGGCAACAACAGCGGCAAGTAGTTCAAATCCTGCTCACGCTCTTTATATTGGTGGATACGACACAGCACCAGCCGACGGATTTAATGGTGGAATATGTGAAGTAATTATTTATTCCGGCGTATTGTCTGACGCTAACATTTTATTGGTCAATAATTATCTAGCAGCAAAGTGGGGAATCTAATGAACTATTACGAATGGAATACACGCGCAGATTTCGACTTATGGCATAACGTATTATGCGAGTCGCTAGGTTATCCGCTAATTGGTACAAACCAAGCGACCGGCGAGCCTGACCCAACGGCTCAAATGACTGTCGCCTATACTCAGGCAATAGAGGTAGAAGGCAAATGGATTGCAAGCGTAGAAGCAGAGTATGCAAACGGATTAGTTGAAACACAGTTGCGTTTACCAAAGCCAGATTTAGTAGGTGCTTAATGGCTATAGTCAGTATAAAAAATAAAACTAAATCTGGTAGTTTGCTGGTTGGTAATCCTTTCTTTTTTCCAACTTCTTACGAATCTATTGCAACTGTAACTATTACATCAGCCGGTTCGGTGGCTACCTTTAGCAGTATTCCGGCAACTTTCACTCACCTACAAGTGCGAGCAATTTTTAAAGAATCTTACAACACCGGAACAGATGTTGATAATCTTAATTTCACTTGCAACGGCGATACTACTGCTTCATATATTAGACACGCATTATGGGGAACTGGTGCAACCGCTTATGCAGAAGGCTATACGGGCGGAACAAGTGGAGCCATTGGAATTACACCACGAAACACAGCAGGTGATACATACGGTGCAATGGTATTAGACATTTTAGATTATACAAATACAAATAAACGAAAAGTCTTTAGGTCATTAAATGGTGTTGATAAAAATGGAAGTGGTGAAATAAGATTGTCTAGTGGTTTATGGAATAAAACAGATGCCATTACTTCATTAAGTTTTACTGGTGACTCTAGCGGTTGGCAAGTAAACACAACTTTTGCACTCTATGGAATTAAGGTGGCTTCATAATGCCAGCGACATACGAACCAATTGCAACTACTACTTTGACTACAAATACAGCAAACATTACATTTTCAAGCATTTCTGGTGCTTATACAGATTTAATTTTAATATGCAGTAGTAAAGTAACAACCTTCAATGGTGTAAATCTTAACATCAATGTAAATTCTGATACTGGTGCAAACTATTCTTTTACCAATGTTGGTGGTAATGGTACAACTGCAAGTTCGGCGCGTGCTACAAATACAAACTATGCAGATGCAGATGTGTTAAGCCTTATGGATACCACCAGTTTTGCTCAATACAACATTTCATTTATGAACTATGCAAATACAACTTCGCATAAAACAATTTTATCAAGGGCATCAAATGCGGGTAGAGGTGCTGAAGCGGTTATTAATACTTGGCGCAATACTGCCGCCATTACTAGCATTGTTCTAGATTGTGGTGCTGCGTTGTTTGCAACTGGTTCAACTTACACTCTTTATGGAATTAAGGCGGCATAATGGCAAATACTTATGTAGCAATTCAAACAGTAACAGTTGGTTCAGGCGGTTCGGCAACTATTGGCTTTACTTCTATACCTGCAACTTACACTGATTTAGTCTTGCTTTTATCGTTGCGTACTGCTGGAACAGGAAGTGCTTATGGTTCTATTGGACAAATTACTTTCAACAGCACAACTTCAGGTTATACTGTGCAAGATATTTATGGATTTGGCAGCGGTGGTGCTGGCACTGCTGGTTTTTCATTTGCTACAACCTATATTCCAACAGGTCGAGATGACAACGCAAATCAAACTGCCAACACATTTAGTAATCAATTAGTTTATATCCCAAATTACACAAGCAGTGATAACAAATCGGCATCTGTTGATGCAGTAAATGAAAATAACAACACTACCAATATGACTACGGCTTTACTCGCTGCAAAATCAACTGTTACTTCAGCCATTACCGCAATCACAATCACAAGTGGAGATGGCAACTATGTTCAATACAGCAGTGCCACACTCTACGGAATCAAAAACTCATAGGAGAAACAAATGGACAGACCAATTAAAATAGTAATGGATTGCTCAACTGGCATTCAAGAAACTATTGAATTAACAGATGAAGAAATTGCACAGATGGAAGTTGATAGAGCCAATGCAGAAGCAGAACGCGCAGTGCGTGAAGCGGAAGCAGAAGCAAAGGCAGCAGCCAAGGCTGCAGCACAAGCAAAGTTAGCAGCATTAGGATTAACAGCAGAGGAAATTGCAGCACTGTAATGTCTTTACTGACAGGCAGTTGTACAGATGATTACCTCCCTTCTTGGGAGGATAGGTCTGACCCATTAGATGAGCAGATGAAACCAAAGGAGCAACGTGGCAGGTAGAGATATAACCGAAGGCAGAGGCTCCGCCACTGCAAACATTGGTCGTTCTATTGCTGTTGACTTAGGTATTATTTCGCCTACTTCTATCTGGCAAAATACTACAGAGTCATATGATGTAGCAGTAGGCGGACTTCCGTTCTTCTATGCCATCTCAGATGAGCGTCCTTATGTTAGACAGACTGCCCCATTTAATAAACAACAATCTGATATCTCTGCTGAACCGGGTGAACAATCTTTAACTGGCTGGTGGTTGCGTTCTCAATCATCATTCCATAATGGTACTGGTATCAAATTCTATGACCCATCTGCAGGTGAAACCGTAATCCACCGTTTTGCAGACTCACAGAATGTTGATGTATGGACTAAGGGACAGGTAACACTACTAAAAGAAACAGCCAATATGACTGGCGTTACTACTGGTATCTACAAAGTGTTGTCTATTGTTGATGGGTCTACTAACAAGATACTCGGCTGGACACCAGCAAATACAACTATTAATAACTACACGCCTACAGGTACTGCAGTTACTTACACACATCCTGTTACTGCCGGATTAGATACTGCTACTCTTGCTATTGCAACAGATGGTGCACACTTGTTTATAGCAGACAATGATGCTATTTATACAGGTGAAATTGATACTCCCACTTCAGGTTATTCAGAGTATTATTATTATTCTACTAATAATAAAGTAGTACTTGGTTGGGTTAAACAACGTCTTATTGCCTGTGTAGGTGCAAGTGTTTATGAATTAACTGGTTCTAAAGGAACAAGTAGAGCCTTGCCAACACCTGTGTACACGCATCCTAACTCTGATTGGAATTGGACTTCTATATCTGAAGGTGGTGCTGCAATTTATGTTGCTGGTCATCTTGGTGGCAACTCTGCTATCTATAAGTTTATATTAACTGAAGCAACTGGAAGTATGCCAACACTTACTTCTGGAATTATAGCAGCACAATTACCTACAGGTGAAATAGTAAACAAGATTGAAACTTATTTAGGTTACATGTTAATAGGCACTAATAAAGGTGTTCGTGTTGCAACTATTGGATCTGACAGTTCACTTAATTATGGTCCATTAATTTTTGAAGAATCAAATGGCGTGTATGATTTTGCTTTTAGAGATAGATTTGTATGGGCAACTGGTTCTATTGCTGGTCAACCCGGACTTTATCGTATTGATTTAGGTGCTGAAATTGTTACATCTCAAGAGTCTTTATATCGGCAGACTTTACGCTTTGCTTATGCTACCGATGCATTCTTGCCGGGTGTAAGTGGCTATGCCACAAGTGTAGATTTCGTAGGTAACACTGATCAGATTGCATTTACTACTTCTGGTAGCAATGGTATTGCTATTCAATCTACTACTGCCTTGTGCGAAACTGGTTACTTAACTACAGGTAAAATTAGATACGGCACATTAGAACCAAAGAACTTTAAACGATTACTTGCTAGAGGTACATTTACTAGTGGTGTACTTACACTATCTTCAGTTGCTACAAATGCTGGTGGTAGTGATACTGAATTTGACCATATTGGTTACAGTGTTAATGTTAACCCAGTAGAAGTAACTACTTCTAGTCCACAAACAGCACAAGAATTTCTTGCTTATAAGTTTTCTTTTGCCCGTGAAACTGATAACACAATTGCTAACTATACTACACTTGGTCCTATCTTTAGGGGCTATCAAGTAAAATCAACTATTGCTACACCACGTCAAAGAATAATTAAGTTTCCTGTTTATTGTTTTGATATAGAAACAGATCGTTTTAATACTGTATTAGGTTATGAAGGTAGAGCCTTTGATCGTATTAAACTATTAGAAGAAGTAGAAAAAACAGGAGATGTTTTAACTTGGCAAGATTTAACTAACAATGAATCTTTGCAAGCGGTTATAGAACAAGTTACTTTTACTCGTATGACTCCACCTGACAGAAGGTTTGATGGTTTCGGTGGCATACTAGAGATAGTTGTAAGGACAGTATAATGACTCTTGCTGACTGGGCTGCACTTGCAATTAGCATTTCTACTTTAATAGGTACCTTTGCTCTTATGGTTAAATGGTTAGTTAAACACTACCTCATTGAACTTAAAGCAAATGGTGGCAGCAGCATGCGTGACTCAGTTAATATAAATACTAAGCGGCTTGAAAGACTAGAACTACGAGTAGATGAAATCTACAGATTGTTGGTGAAATGATGACAGCAATTATCCCTGATATTAATTGGGATCCACGCCCTATGACAGAAGAAGAGCGTGAAGAGTGGTTTGAAGATGACGATGAAGTCTAAATTTGGACCGTATAAAGGTAGTGAACAGAATGGTGGTCGTCCCATCTATGTATTTAAAAAGAAGGTAGCAGGTAAAACAGTTACAACTAGTAGCAACAAAGCAAGAGTAGAATACAAAGAAAAAACAGGCAAGACATTATCAAAGAAGACAGATGTAAACCACAAGAATAATAAAGGCAGAGCAGGTAGTGATGCTATGTCTAATTTAAATACGATCTCGCATAAGAAGAACGTAGGTAAAGAAAATAAACGTCGAGCAGGAAAGCGATAAACTAAATGATACCTCTAGCCCGTGCAGCACAACCGGCTGCAATTGCAATATTAAGACAAGCAACAGCCCTGTATCCAAAGAGATTGAAAGCATCCGATGGGCTGCTCCCATCTAAAGCACACATTAAACAGAATCCTAACTCAGATCATAACTCTGGGTTTGCATGCGATTTAAGCCATGATCCTAAGAATGGGATTGATTGCACAGTTGCATACATTGAGTTGCAAAAAGATCCACGTGTTAAGTATCTAATCTTTAAAGGACGCATCTGGTCAGAAGCAAAAGGTGATCGTGACTTTGATGGTTACTCTCACCCAGTACACCTACATATTAGTATCAAAGAAACTGCAGGAACTAATACTTCCCCTTGGTTTCCTTGGTTAGGGGACGCTAAAAAACTTAATAAGGTAAAAGCAGCACTCAAACCTAACCCTAAAAAGAAGGAAACTAAATGACCCAACTTACCAAGAACAAAGTACAGGCTATGCTTATGTCCTATCTTCGGGCTGGCGTTGCATCCTGTGTTGCCCTTTACATGGCTGGAATCACCGATCCTAAAGCCTATGCTACTGTCTTCCTATCCTCATTTGCGGGTCCTGCTATGAAAGCAGTGGATAAATCAGCCAAGGAATACGGCAAGAAGTAGCCATTTAAAGCCTTCTAAGGCACTATACAGACTATAAAGCCCCTGCTTAGGTATCTCACCATACCTAGCAGGGGTCTTTTTTGTTTATAAGGCTTCTATTGGATCTGTAATGTTTACTATTTTGTACCCGTCAGCCTTTAAAGCCATCACTATATGGTTGGCTATTTTAGTAGGAGAGTCTGGCAAGGTTTCACCATACTCATCCCATAAGGTAGAACTGATGGTTAGGTACGAGGACATTACTTTTTCTTGGCTACTTTCTTGACTGTCACTTTAGGTGGTACTACTTCCATATGCTCTGCCCATTTATCAAACTTACGCATAGCAACCCATTCGATTACTTCAATTCTAATAAGACTTACTAGTTCCCATACTGCAATAACTGCTACTGCTGTCCAGAATAACTCTATGTCCATTGTAGTCCTTCCATTCCTCGGTAAGATAGTATTACATCTTTAGGTTTTATATTTTTTCTTTTGCGTATTGCTTGTCGTTCTCTTGTATTTGTACCACCCCAGATACCCACAACATTCCAGCCTACAGCATACTCTAGGCAATCAGTGCGTGCATCACAGGTATTACAAATCTTTAGTACCATTGTATTTTCTTGTCTTAGTTCTGAATCAGGGAAGAAACTTTCTGGGTCTACATCTGCACAGTTTGTTTGCTTGTCTGTCTTAAACATCTATCCTCCTGTTGAGTAGAACCCTGTTCCTTTAAAATGTACTGCTGGTGCTGACCATATACGAACCATAGTGTAATTGCAAAGGGTGCATACTCCGGGCAGTGGATCTTGTGTTTCTTCTACTGTTCCACAGTTGTTGCATTTGTAATCAAATAGTGGCATTAGATACAATCATTCCCATCTTCCGGTGTTGACAATGTTAATAAGGAACCACAGTTTAAACACTCAGCATCTAGAAAGTACATAGATAATTCATTACCTTCAAAAGATACTAGTGCTTTAAATACAGTACAACCACATAGACATGCATCACCAATGGGATTGCCACGCAAATCCATTGATAGAGAATAGTTGGTTTTGTATTCTGTAATAGGTATTGGTTCACTCATCTGTTACTTTATCTGAATCATAGAACGGTCTAAAGCCACCTAAGTTTTTTGTTAAAGCAACTAGCACACGCTGCACTTTCATACGTGCACCATCTGGAGTTGTCTTCAACTCTTTGGCAACCACACTCCACTCTGATTGTTCGTCCATAAATCTGAGTCTGAGTATGTTTTGCTTTGATTCTGGTAGTTTGTAAAAGCCTGTTGCTATATCTGACCGTAATGCTAGCCAGTTATTGCCGTCTGTTACATCACCTTTACCAAACTTAAAGTTTAGATCTTGAATCTTGGCTGGTATCTCATAACTTTCTGTTATAATTGACGGAAGAAATGCCTCAACAACAGACAAATCGTAGTAATATAAGTCATTAGTTTTGTATCCAGCCTTCTTTGCTTTTTCTATTTCGCAATACTTTAACGCTGCATTACGCAATGACTTGGCTATTAAGTTGTCTTTGTCTTTGCGTTCATAGGTAGACCATTCTTTGTATTTCTTAGGATGAGATACAAACCAAACCCATAACTCTTGTGCTATGTCATCTCGTTCCAGCATTTGATACTTGCGATTGTATTCAATGGCTAGATTCTGCACCATGTCGTTGTATTCTTCTATGTAGTTGTTCATGGAATGTCTATTGTTCCACCTAAGATTGGCACGGTATATGGAGATACCTTCTTGCCATCTTGAATTAAGATACCTATACCTTGCTGCCAGTTGGCAGTGCCAGATGTAAGGTAACTAGCCTGTTTAATATCCATCATGTGTCCAACTTCTAAACCAAATAAGGTTTGAGTCTTACCGTAGAAACCAACCGTATCATGCTGTAAACCTAGTCTATGTGTGTGTCCACACACTACTGACTTGCCTATTCTTTTTGCTAGGTTCAGTGCTGTTGATCCGGGCACTCTATTAAGTGCGCCTTCATCTCCGTGTGCCATTACCCAGCCGGGTAACAACTCACGCATTCTGTGTAGATAGGTAATACCTAAAGAAGAATATCCTAGCAATTCTTCTATCTCAAGTGACTTGAGGCTAGAAAAAGCAGGGGCATACTTACGCATGTAAGTATCTATTCTATCTGTGTGATTACTGCGTTGAATATAAAATGGTTTCTTTCCTAGTGCTGCTCTATATTGCGACATAATATCTTTTGTTAAATCTATTCCGTCTTGCAGCGTGCCAGCATATTCGCCTGCCATGCCTTTGTTCCAACGACTAGGTTCAGGTGCATCTAACTCGTCACCCACACACCACAACTCATCAGGCTTATAATCTTTTATAAATTGAATTGAAGCCTTGACTGCTTTAGTATCGTGATATGGTATTTGAAGATCAGATAGAACTACTATCCTCTTCATAGGTACTCCTTAAAGGTATGCCTTCCCATAGTCCGCGCTGAACTAGTATGCCTATGGTTGCATAGTTCACTAGGTCTATGAGTGAATCTTCGATAGATTCGTAGTTCGGCGTGTCGTTCTTGTCACTACATAGATGGCTAATCCTTGCTAACTTGTCATACATTCGGACTGTTAGCCCATTCATTGCACCACCGGGTGCATTGGCTATGTTAAGTGGACCATAATCATTATGTTTTTTTATAAGGATCTGTAAACATTCTTGCATTATTCTTTTAGGGTCTTCGTTATTTTTCATCTAGTATCTTCCTTAACCCTTGGTCTAAGTCTTTCATTGACTCTTGTACATGTATATCTTCCCAGATTTTATCGGCTTTACCTATTGATGCAGCCACAAAAATACCGGCTAGTCCTGTTAACAATTCCTTAGTTGCTTGCGGATCTTCATCTACCATTTTATATATTTCATACAGTGCTAAAAGAATATTAAGGGCTTTAGTTTCTGATACAGGAATCCGAATAGTTTCTTTCATCTTTTTTATATCATCCCATATGCCTTCGTTAAGGGGAAACGCACTCTCCGATTCGCTCATTAATCCAATCAACTCCCATCTTGGTTATAACGCTATTAACATCTTCGTTCTCTGGCATTGCTATTATGTTTACGTTGCTTAGTTCTCTTGCTATCTTTTTGCCAAACTCCTGACCTGCGGCATCACCGTCTGCCAATACAATAACTATGTCATAATCATCAAGGATACGGGTATAGTGTGACTTATAATTGCTTGCTCCGGGTATACCAATGGTAGGATGTATGGTTTTATTACTCATTAGGATGCAATCAAACTCACCTTCAGTTACACAGATATATTTCTCTGCTACAAAGCAAGCCTGAGTATTAAACATAGTAGTCTTAGCACCAATTAATCCCATATACTTAGGGTCTTCATTATTCATACTGCGGAATCTTATATCTACCACGCCTGATGGCGTGATATAAGGTATTGCTAGTCTGCCTTTGTATGCTTCATGCCCCGGCAGAGGATCTTCTACCACTCCCAGATGAAAGATTCTGCCCTCGTCTACCGATAGACTGCGCGTTGCCAGATAGCCTTCTGCCAGTTCTAAATGGCTGCTGTACTGCTGAGTAGCCCGTAAGAGAAAGTGTTTCTGCGTACTTGATAGCCTCATGGTAACTCACTCCTTCCTTATGTTGTATTAATTTATAAACATCTCCTGCTACTCCACAACCATGACATTTAAATATGTTGTTATCAAAGTCTACTGCTGCTGATGCATGACTATCATCATGGAATGGACACTTCATCTTGCGATAACCTGATCCACGATTAGGTACCTGTGCACCTATATGTTCTAAGTACTCTCCGATACTATGCTTTGTCTGCATGTTTTCTGACAATCTGCATTGCCCTATTGTAGGACATTGCTGCTACTGTATGGCTGTCTTGCATGACTGGTTCGTCTTTATGGTAATCAGACATTGCCAATCTTTCATGCCATTCCATTTGTTCTTGTAATTCTTTAAGTGCATTACTTAACATCTAATACCTTTCTTAGTAGTTCTACCCACACATGTACGGGCATAGTCGCATACCAATCGGCAGGGTTTCCCCGACCCTTACGCTTGTGCACAACCACGCCTGTCCATGCCTTGTCATTAGCCATTTCTGTAGCCAACTCTGTGAGCCAACCAGCCAAGTCCATCTTGGCATGATTTTTAATCTCTATTGTGACTCCGGGGATGCCGGAAACATCCCCTTTGTCTAATGTTGCACCAGCCAAGCGTCTGTCTACATAAGGGAACCATTCCTTGAGGTATTTAACTACATCTCGCTCTGCTCCTGAGCCTTTGGCTTTGGCTGCACTACTCATTGAGTTATCATTTCTACTTGTCGGTAATCACGGACTACATCTTCAAGATACATAGAGCCGGGTTCAAATGATAAAGATATATATGTATTGCCAGTATGATCGGCTTTGCCGTATCTATTTTTGACTGGAGCAATACATAAGTAAACATCACTACCTTGCATCATCTGTCCTACTGTTAGTACCATAGCAGGTATCTGACTGACCATACCTTGTAATGCTGATCGCGGTTGGCAAGGAAAGCCGGGAGCACCTTCCTTTGTATGGTGTAAAACTAATACACATGCATTGGTATCACGCGCTAGATACTTTAACTCTTTCATAACTGCACGCATACCAGCAAACTCTTCATGCCCATCTATTGCTATGTCCATAAGATTATCTACTACTATAAGTGTTGGACTTCTACCCCACATAGTTTCAAATGCTGATACTTCTTCATCTAAATCTTTTAGGGTAGGTGATGGTTCAAATGACCAGTAGAGATGATTGTATTCTTTTAGTATCTCTCCTGCTTTAGTTGGATCTGTCTTTAGTATTTGTTCTGCTACTGATTGATTAATCTTGGATCGCATAGCAACTAAACGCATTGCCATTGTATGAGCATTGGTATCTGCTGAGAAGTATAGAGTTGGTTGCTTCAATCGTGCTGCTATATGCAACGCAATAGAAGACTTGCCTGCTCCGGGTGTACCTGCAATTACAGTTACCTCTGCTCGGCGTAGAATAATTCCTTCTCTTTGAAAAGCCTGAAAGGTAGGCGGCAATGGTTCTCCGCCTACCTCTGGCTTGCCAATACTACGGCGTAGTGTTTTCATTACTGCTTAGTTTGATCCGCTTGGAAAGTATTCCAGTCTGGCTGACCTGCCTTGATATATTGTGTGCCACACTTACTTGGATCACCTTGTTTAGCAGGACAGAAGTGTCCTTTGTATGGTCCAAACTTGCCTGTTAGTCCATGGATACGTGTCATTGTACCGTGAGGACACATGCGTGTACCATTTGTAGGAGTACCAGATAGCGGTACTGTTACTGTACTTGTAGCACCTAATGCTGCTGCTGCATATGCTGCATCTGGTTGTGGTGGTACTGCTGTATTTACTGGTGCGCTTCCACGCACTGCTGTTTCTACTTCTGTTACTGCTTCTACAATTTGTGAGATGTATGCAGTAAGTGCTGTAAATTCATCAGGTGTTTCACCACGCAAAGTAATTTGCGTACCGCCTGCTGTTTTTAGATTGATGCTGATAGGTGCTTCTGTGCTACTCATACTTCCTCCTTTAGTTTTTCTGTTAATTTCTTGGTATCTCTCCAAGATCTAACCTTCATTGCCAACTGGATACCTTTCCAGCCTTGTTTGATATCAACAAAGTGCAAGGTACATTCTCCACTGCCTGCTGGCAAGTGAACAATGATTCCTCTTTCAGTATTGATATCGCCCCAACTGCCACGGGTTGCCGTAGCAGGGTCATACGGCAAGCCGTGTGCATACACTGCTAACTGCATGGCAATCTTATGTGGATAACTAATACTACCTGTCTTTAAGTCAGAGATAAACTTCTCTCCTTTGTATTCAACTATGCGATCAGGTGTACCAGCAATCTTAAACTTATCTAACACACAGAATTGTTCTATGTGTATGTTAGTAAAGTTTTTAGTTGCTTCATCATAGGCTTGTATGTCTGCTCTGTAATCTTCTGGTATGACACCAAGGTCTTGTCCTCTATCTAACTTTTCAGTTAGTGTATGTATAGCAGTACCAATAGTTGCTGCTTGTGTAGCACCTGCTGCTTCCATTGCATCTTCTACTAATTTGTCCATCTCTAATTTGTTTTCTCTTGCTGCACTTGCAGCGAGTAATAGGTCTGGGCGTAGTGTCAATCCGGCTGCAGCCATACGCAGTTTCCATGCTACTAATGCAGTGCCATCATCTAATGAACCTGCAACTGTAGTAGTGCGTGTGTATGGTATTGGCTTACCACCTTTAGGTGGCACAACCATAGGTCTACCGTATCTATCTCTTGCTATCTCTAATTCTGACATTGATCCCCTTTAATTAAGGCTGGTAGATAAACAAGAAGGAGAGTAACTTATTCATCTACCAGCGTATGTATCATACACCTTACCCTTTAGGTGTATTCACATCATTACCGCAATGCGGACAGAAAGTATTTTTTCTGCCTTGCTTTTCGGTAATCATTTGGTTGTTTACATGTATTGGATGCATGTAAACTTTACATCTATTGCGTACTGTATTTAGACGCATGATCTTTTCTGTTTTATGTAAGACAGAAAGTATACCACTTGCATTTCCATGGTGCATACCTGTTTGTTCAGAAAGTTCTTTCCAAGTATAGCCATTAGAATTACTATGAAGTAATCGCAATACTTTTAACTGTTCATTTTCTTCACGACCAGAGTAAACATTTTCTTCTGCTCTAGCCTTAGAAGTATCTGTTCCTGACCAGCCTGCTGTATTGTTGTATGGTAGGGATACGCTCATGATCTCTCTTGTTCTAATTCATTTACATGGATATCTTCTACCCATATATCTCCATCTTCATTATGTAAAGTAAGTTCTATATTATCTTGAATTAATTCTTTTGCAGTTGCTGCATTGTTTGCTTGTAAGCCATTAATTGTAGCATAGATGATAACACTTGCTGACCATGAAGTTGATAGTCTTTCAAGTCCAATGTCTTCAAGGAAATCATTTGCAGATTCTCTATCAAGGGTAATTGTTGTTGTATCACTATCGTCCCAGTCCATATTACAAAACCATTCTCGTACTTTACTGAGTGAGATATCCCGTTCCGCGATACGCTCTTTAAGTTTTGAGATGAGTCTTTCGAAGTCGTCTGCAGTTGCTTTGAGTGAGTCATATTCATCTGCTTTCTTTTTATAGGCAATGATTTCACTGGCTGTATACCAGACATCTTCAATCTTAATTACGTCCATGATTTCTCCTTATGCTGTTAGTAGTGCTAGTGCTTTGGTTTTAACTTTGTCACTGGTGCCTGACAAGGCGTTTACTGCTCTACGATTGTCATTAGTACCTGCAAAATGGTCAGCGTATTCAATTACTGCTTGCCATAGTCCGAATGCAGTACCTCTAATGTTTTCTTGGGTAGGTGATTCTGTATAGATATCATATGCACGCTCACGTGCAGTAGTTGCTATTGTATGTTGACGCTTTTGTCCTTGGTTGAGTAAATGATAAGGACTATTGGCTACCTCTGCAGGTAGTGTCCATACTTTTTCAAAGAAATCCCGTGCTTGTTTATGTGATTTCTCTATGCCTAGTAATGCATCTGCTGTGAGTTGATACTCATTAACTGCATCATATGTTAGTTTAATAATGTTGCGGATATCATCAACAGATAACTTAGAGTTACTTGTATGCTTCATCCTGTAGGTATATGAATTGTATCTTTTGTTTGAGATCAAGCCATTGATTTGATTAGAACAAAACAATCGCTCAATGATTGGCTTGATTGCTACTGATGCTGAACCATCATGCGAGGTTCTGACCAGCAGAAACGCTGCATGTGGGTCATTGGCTACCTCAATACCTTTAGGTATTTCAAGCACCATCCATACACTAGCACCACCATTATATTCACCTGCTGCTGCATATCGTGCATCTCCTGAATCAACGAGAGTATCTAGTGCACTAAATACTTCCATGTTTTGCACAACTTTATACTTGTGACCGACTACACCAATAACTTTATTCTCATCACCTAATCTGAGTACTGCTTTTCTATTTGCTATTGGATAGTAATCTGTTACTGCTTCGTAATCATTTACTTGATTAGTAACATAGGATTGTATGTCTGTTAGTTTAACAGTCCAATCTAATCCTGCTTGTTCTGCTGCGTATGCTGCTGAAGTAGCATTAACTGCTACTCCAGCCTTAACCCATGCTGATTTGTTTATAGTTGTTGTCATTATTTCTCCTTGTTAGAGATACTTTGCTATTTGATTCATGGTTGAAGTATTAACTGTTGGTTCATCTGTCATGCGTAGAATTGATAAAGCATTTCTGATCTCTTCTTTCATTTCATCATAACTATGCTGACGGATAACCTCAAAATCTTTTTGAGGTTCAGCAAGGAAACTTCCCTCTTTTGCAATGATGTCAAAATCAATATTGAGAGTGTTGTTCCAGTTGCGATAGTTTATGCGTATGTTTTCAGCCTTTGAGAAGTTAGCAACAGCCCATTTACTAATTTCCTTGCGCCACGCTTCTATTGCTTTCTGATACTTTGCTTCTAGTGCTTCTTGTGAAGTGTAATCTTTTTCTAGTTTTACTAGACGAGCCTCTAATGCTTTGATTACTTTTGGTGTTGCTACTTTTACTGTAATTGCTTTACTCATTGTCATCTCCAAAGATTTCTGCTTCTACTTTAGGGTGTAGTTCTGCTCTCATTTTAGGTAACATTTCACTTATGTTCCAGTCAGATTGTCTAACTCTATTAAGCAACAATGCTAAACTATAATCTCCTACCATTTCTAACAGTGCATCACCTTCATCTAACTTGCCCATTTCAAAGCATACAGTTGCAAGGATAGTAGCAGGTGCTAACTTATCTTCACCTTCTGCACGATTAGTAACCCATGCCCATGCTTTGTAGTAATGCTCAAGATTGTTAGCATTAGTAAGTCCCAGTGCATAGTCACGTACAGTTACATTGTCTTTCATTACTGTTAATACATTTTCAATCAGAGGTTCATTAGCACACTCACTTGGGAATGAACGAATAAATATTTCTGCTTGAACTGCTGCTGCTTTATCATTTGTTAGTGTTAACATGTTCTTCTCCTTTTGTTATTGTTAGTAGTTGTGTACCTTCCCATGACCAGTCATAACTTGTGTCATGTTTTAGCGTTTTTGTTACTTTGCGCAATGCAGCATCATCATCATCTGCACGAACAAAGAACTCTATGTTTACTACATACATATTTTGTTTTAATACCATTTGTGTTTTCTCCAATGCGACCAAGCGATTGAGGGTTTGGTATATCTATGTTCGATATACGACAGCCCTCGCTCGATCTGTGCGGGGGCTGGAGTTCCCTTTTTTGTCTTTAACATTTGTGCAATTCCATATGCTGACGAGTTAGGGTTGTCAGAAGTATGATCCCAATTAGATTCTTTAGTCCAGAGTTTTACTAGTGCTTTGTACTCTGACTTACCCCAGTCTGGATACATGGTGGACATTATTGTCCACGCATATATTTTAGATAACTGGCGTGTCCATTTGATACTTGGATCTTTGAGTGATTGACACTTGATTTGATCTGCTACTGCTACAGCATATGCTTCTGTAGGACTGACAAAGATGTTACCTATAAATAGATATAGTGATGTTAATACTGACCATACTTTTTTATGTGTACTCATTGTTGCTCCTATTCTGGAATAGATTCTTCCAGTTGTCGTTTATATTCTGCATCTGGGTCATATTCTATTTCTACTTCATGTAGATCTAGATATTCTGTTTGCCCATTCTTCCACTTACCTTTCATGTTTGGCAAGTCTTCTAATTGTATGTTGCCATTTTGTAAGTCTTCAAAGTATTCAGTTGCTGAACTAATATGTGCAGCGTCAAATGAAACATGTGAAGTACTCTCGTCATACCATAAGAAACTGTAGCGTGGCATTTTTATTCTCCTTTTTGATTAAATTGTAACTTGTTTTTTACTTGTTGTCTATCAACAAAATACTCCCAAGTATGCTCACCTCTAATAATTTGTATTACTTGATAAGCATAAACAAGGGCATTGTGTCCTGCGTAATGCATAGAGTTGATCCCAAGTTGATGTACAGAATCTATTATTTTTTCATTATCCATTTTAGAATGGTTTCCTTACATGATGTAGTACGCACTCTTGACGCATACGAGTGTTAGTTATGTGCAATAAGTTATATTTATTTAGCAACCTTCTGTGTGCTGTGTATGACATGATAATTACAAACAGAGATCCTGCTAGTGCAATTATTAGTGCTATTAGCGTTCCGGTATCTAAATACATGGCTTCTCCTTTGTAGGTTAGTTAGTAATTGGGGACTTGTTAGTAGCATTCGATTACCTTCCTCAGGCGGAAAGTTTGTGTTGGGCGAGTACTACTGAGGGTGGTGGTTATCGTTGGCGATTTTGCCTAACGATAATAATAGATAGAAAGCAGGCTATTGCCTGCTTACCAAGCCTTATCAAAAAAAAATACAGGAGTAGGCTGTGTGCCTACTCCTGTATAGTTTGTGTTGGTTACGCTACTGATACGGATTCAACAACTAGTTGCTGTTGAGATACTACCCCGCCTTTTGCTTTAGCCTCTGGTC